GTGGTTCCTCACAGCGAGAGCTGCCAATCTTGGCCCTCTATGAGCATACCAGTGGAGTTTCAGATAATGGGATATAACCGAGTTAGGAATCGTCAAATAGGCGAAACCCTCACGGGTGAGTACTGGGGTAGATACTCCGGTACTCCATCCTATAATACCGTGTTCAGTGGCAGGACTAGTATTAGTCATGACACGATCGGTTCAGGTGGAGTGGAGCATGATCTCTTTATTGAGCATCATGACTACTCTCCTTGGATCGCGAACTATAACCAAAACGGGGGTCCTCCCCCTAATGGTGGTATTGTGATAATCAATCAACCGCAGCCAGCTTTTGGCGGCGGCGACGGATTGTCACATCTGATTAAAGCGGATAGCTCGACAGCGACTAATGTGATGGCTAGGACTAATCCTAGTCGTGCGCATGTGTCGTTGCCGAATTTCTTCTCAGAAATGAGAGAACTTCCGCTTCTCCTTAAGACAGTCGGGACTGGGGTCCTAACGGGTATTGCCACTGGCAATATCACGTATAAATTTGGACTTAAGCCCCTTGTGTCTGACTTCCTTAAAATGACTGAATTCGCTCGCGTCTCTAAGAGGCGTTTTGCGAATCTCAGGAAATTGCAGGAAGCTGGTGGTCTGAAGAGAAAGGTTAAAACTTCGCAAGCGTTCCAAGGTGGATCGTTTGTGAAGACTGTAGGTGGTGTCCAACATAAAGTTTCGGACATCACTCGCTCAAATTCTTGGGCGACTGTTCGATGGGTCCCATCAGGGTCATTTCCTGATTCTGATGAGGCGCTCGACAACTACGTTTACCGTTCTATCAGAGGCATTGATCCTTCTCAGTTCACTTCTGTGATCTGGGAAGCTTTGCCTTGGTCGTGGCTAGTTGACTGGTTCGCAGAGGTGGGTGACTACTTAGTCGCTCACAATAACTCTGTGGCTCAGGTTGCTGGCCCCATCTGCGTAATGACGCAGACGGTTACGACGCGTACTGATGTTGTGGAACACACGTATTTAGATACGTTTAAGGTTACACAACCTTCAGAGTCTCTGACAACTAAGGAGAGGGTTGTAAAGTCCTCTTCTGATTTGCCAGAAGCTCATATCCCGTTGCTAACGGGAAATCAACTGTCAATCCTTGGATCACTTGCTATCCTAAAGGGTGGCAGGTGACTGCAGCAATTTCGCTGCAGTATACTCCAAGGAGAAAAAGTATGTTTGGTAATACATTGACACTAACTTTAGGTGGATCGGGTGGAACCGATCGTGTTCTGAAGTTAATCAATCAAGACAGTTATGGTGCGGAGTACCTTAACAGGAATTCGACCGATGAGATTCGGTTGAAAATTCGACATTTCGTCGAAACTCCAAAGTCCGGCGCTGAACCAGTAGAGCGACATCAGTTTTATGTCACTCAAACGGTGTTCATGACGGATACCACCCCTGAGTATATCAGGTCTTCCAACCTGGCCATCCGTGGGTCTAAGACCGACGATGCGACCGAGATTTCGGACCTCTCAGAGGCCGTAGCCCTTTGGGCTACGGAAACTAATCTTGAATCACTGATTGCCTGGGAGTCATAACTTTACTCGGTTATGACCCTTAATGCCCCAATAAGCGTAGGGGTAAAGGTTCAGTAATTGTAACCATTCACAATAAGTCTTAACCATACTCAAAGGAGCATGAAGATGAAACAGTATTGTGATTACTTGCTTAGGGTAGCGGAGGCGATGGCAAAAGATGCCAGTCGTCTACTACCTGATAGCCAGCTGGGGTTAGATAGAGACATCTCTCGTCTTTCCTCACTCGTCAAAACGAGAGGTCTACCAGTATTTACGATAGACCTTCCGGCCTTGGGTAAGTGGCTAGATCAGTCACTTGCAAAAGGCGCGTACACCCGTCCAGATTTGCCATTAAGAAGGCATTTCAAAAACGGTTCACCGGTCCCTAGACTATTCCAGGGGTTGATGTTACGCATATTTGACGAGGCTGGTGTGCTTCGTGAAAATCCCTGCATTGACAGCATTGCCATTCTCAGACAGTTTTACCTGTTTGGGAAGAAGCTAACTGTTAAGTGCAAAGAAAGGTACTTGTATGAATCCATTTCTGAATTCTACAAAATCGAAGATGATCTTCCAACTGCTGATTGTAGTTGGGAGGACATTACTCCGATTTCTGAGCAGAAGGAACAACAAGGACGTCACGTAGACGATTCCTTAATGTCCTACAATGTGAATGGCTTGTCGGAGCTGGAGCGTAAGCTCAGGCTCATTGATGAGTCATTCACTGTTCAGGGCCTTCTCAGTTTATGTCAAAAAGAATTTGACAACGTACTTGGTCAGTTTAAGACCAACGCACCCATCTCTAATTGGGACGGAACTGAGTTTTTACCGAAGCACGGACCTGGATCTGTGTCTGACTTAAAGAAGGGATTGCATAAATACAATTTCCTTCATTGGCCAGCACAGCTTGAGCTCTTCTTTCCGCAGGCTGATTTCGCTTTCGCGAATTACAACTATTGGATGGAAGACCCTCTCGATACGACATGGGATACGGGAAGTGGCAAGTTTGGCCACTCTCGTCTCATATCTGTACCTAAGACCCAAAAGGGTCCTAGGCTTATCGCTGCAGAACCTGTTGCGCACCAATGGTGTCAGCAGGCCGTGCGGGGATATATTGAGAAGGCAATACGTTCAACTGAATACGCTAAGGTCATAAACTTTCGTGACCAAACGCAAAATCAGGAGTACGCATTGGCAGCCTCCAGGACTGGGTTAGCCTGGACAGTAGATTTATCTGCTGCTTCAGATAGGCTCAGCACGAGGCTTGTCGAACGAGTATTTCGGAACTTTCCGTTCCTGCTCGATTCGCTTCATGCATGCAGAACTAAATATATTCAGCAGCACCTAGATAAAAAGGGGCCGTTGAGTATACCATTGAAGAAGTTCTCGACAATGGGTTCTGCATGTACCTTTCCAGTACAGACGTTGGTGTTTGCGTGTTTGGCTGTTGCCTGCTCAGTTTATGCAGGTAAGCAGCCTAGACACAAAGGCATAACGAAAATACTGAAGTCCACTAGCGTATACGGGGATGATATTATTGTCCCTGAATATGCTGGACAGGTACTTGAGTTGGTTCTAGAATACCTTGATTTTAAGGTAAACCAGGACAAGACTTTTAGGAACGGTAAGTTCCGGGAGTCTTGTGGACTGGATGCATACGATGGCGTAGAAGTAACGCCGGCGTATATTAGAACCTTCCCTACTACCCAGCGCCCAAAATCGGTTGTCTCTACCGTGGACACTTCAAATAACTTCTTTCTTAAGGGTTATTGGGAGTGTGCCGAGGAGATTAGAGCACAAAACGGATGGTATAATTCCATACCGGTTGTGTCAGCCGATTCGGGCACTTTTGGTTACGTGTCGTTCTCTGGCTACAAGTTTACCACCAAAACTAGGTGGAACACTGAGTATCAGAGAAGGGAATTTCGTACTCTTCGTATTATTGAAGAGAGCGAAAGTCGCGCAACACAAGAGGCCGCAACATTGCTCCAATACTTTATAGAGCGACCCGACAAGGACTTGGATGTCTTAGACGACATTCCTGCCCGTAGTCTGGGTGTTTTGCTGCGGTCCCGGCTTAAGTTGAGGCCGGGATGGGAGAATATAGACCGCCTAACGGCGGTCTAGGTTCCTAAACAGCGTTCTTAAGCTGTTTATGAGGAGG